TTTTAGTGACTTTAATTTAATTGAATTTGGTTCGGGACACTCAACAAATTATTTTGCTGAAAAAGTAGAGAATGTTATTTCATTTGAAAGTGATATAAATTTTTATAATAATTTTAAATCAGGACTACATGAAAACGTTGACTATAGATTTATTCAAAAATATGATTTAGAAAATAAAACTCCAGATATAGAAATTAACGACAAAACAATTGTTTTTGTTGATTGTGCTTCTAACAGACTTCTATTAACTAAAAATATTTTTGAAATTGAATCTCCTAATATTTTAATATTAGATAATAGCAATGACTATAAAAATACATGTAAGTTTATGTACAACAAAGGTTATTTAGAAATTCCATTCTGGGGATTAAGATTTAATGAAGTTGAAGAATCATGTACATCAGTTTTTATTAAAAATGGTTTTAATATGATAGAAAAAAATTATGATTATTTTTCTGTTGGTTCTACTGTAAAGCAAGATAATTCTTGGGATATAGATTCAGAATAATTAAGTTTTAAAAATAGATAGAGGTATTAAAATTAAACTAAATGCAGTATTTAAAGATGTTAAAGATTTTAATTGTAACGATCTTTATCTTAAGTCCGTTGGAGCGCCTTCTGGCAATTCAATTTGGAAGACGTGTCACTCTATAGCACAAATGCTTATAGAAAAAAATATAGCCTACGGAGATTCTGCTCTTGATCCTGTAAGAATTTTTAGTAAATCAGATCCAGCAGAACAACTTAAGGTTAGAATTGACGACAAATTAAGTCGTTTAATGAAAGGTACCGACTATCCTGGAGATAATGACATTGATGATTTAATAGGATACTTAGTTTTATTAAAAATAGCAAAGGAAAAAAATGTCAACTGAATCAGAACTAATTGAGCATCTTGATGAAGTTAATAAGGTAGTTACAGAATACCTTAAAGGGCAAGATCCAACAAAAATTTCTAAAGAGTTAGATATTCCACGTACTCGTGTTGTTTCATTAATTAATGAGTGGAAGGTTATGGCATCTGCAAATGATGCAATTCGTGCACGGGCTAAAGAAGCCCTTGCGGGTGCTGATACTCATTATAGTAAACTAATCACGAAGGCTTATGAAGTTATTGATGAATCAAGTTTAACTAATAATCTTAGTGCAAAAACTCAGGCAATTAAGTTAGTTATGGATATTGAAAAATCTAGAATTGAAATGTTACAAAAAGCAGGGCTTTTAGAAAACAAAGAACTTGCAGAAGAAATGGTTGAAATTGAAAGACGACAAGAAGTTCTTGTTGAAATATTAAGAGACATTGCCTCAACACATCCAGAGGTTCGTGATTTAATTATGAAGCGTCTTTCTCAAATTGCTAAAGAGGGAGAGGTAATTACCATTGTCCAAGATGTTTAATGACTTCTTAGAAGTTTTAAAAGAAAATCAATTTGACGAAATTCCAGTAGACGCAAAAACATTTGTTGAGTCTGCTGATTATCTTGGTCAGCCACCATTATCTTTAATTCAATATGAAATTGTAGAAGCAATGAGTCAGATTTATCGTAAAGAGGAATTACAAGAAATATTTGGATCTGCTGCTGGCGCTCAATATTTTGATAAATATACTAAAAATGAAATTATTTTGCAACTTGGCAAGGGATCTGGAAAAGACTTTGTATCAACGGTAGCCTGTGCATATATAGTTTATAAACTATTATGTCTTAAAGATCCTGCTAGATATTATGGAAAACCAAGCGGGGATGCAATTGATATCATAAACGTAGCCATTAACGCACAACAAGCAAAGAACGTATTCTTTAAAGGATTTAAAACTAAGATAGAAAAATCACCATGGTTTGCAGGAAAGTATAATGCAAAGGCTGATAGTGTTGAGTTTGATAAATCAATTACTGTTTACTCTGGACACTCAGAAAGAGAATCGCATGAAGGTTTAAACTTATTACTTGCAGTCCTTGATGAAATTTCTGGTTTTGCATCTGAAGTTGGAACTGGTAATGAGCAAGGTAAGACTGCAGAAAATATTTATAAAGCATTTCGTGGATCTGTAGACTCACGTTTTCCAGATTTAGGTAAGGTAGTATTACTTTCATTCCCCCGCTATCAAGGTGACTTTATTTCTAAAAGATATGAAGATGTTATTGCAGAAAAAGAAACTATTGAAAAGAAGCACCTTTTTATTATGAACGAAGACCTACCACATGATGATCCAAGCAATCAATTTGAAATTTCTTGGGAAGAAGATACAATTCTTTCTTATAAGGTTCCAAAAGTTTTAGCACTTAAAAAAACAACATGGGATGTAAACCCTACTAGGAAAATAGATGATTTTAAATTAGCATTTTACACAGACCTTGGCGATGCGATGATGCGCTTTGCATGCACACCAACATTTGCATCAGATGCATTTTTTAAACAAAAAGATAAGTTAGAAAAATGTATGACATTGAGAAACCCAGTTGATAATTTTAGAAGGTTTGATGAATCATTTAAACCTGATCCAGAAAAAATATATTATATTCATGCTGACCTTGCACAGAAACATGATAAGTGTGCTGTAGCAATTGCTCACGTAGACAAGTGGGTAAATATTCAGGTTATTAAAGATTATCAACAAGTAGCGCCAATGGTTATTGTTGATGCAGTTGCTTGGTGGGAACCAAAAGCAGAAGGTCCAGTTAACTTATCAGAAGTAAAACAGTGGATCATTAATTTACGCAGACAAGGATTTAATATTGGAGTTGTTTCATTTGATCGCTGGCAATCATTTGATATTCAGCAAGAACTAAAGGCGGTAGGCATAAAGACAGATACCGTTTCTGTTGCCAAGAAACACTATGAAGATTTAGCAATGATGATATATGAAGAGAGAGTTGCAATACCAAGAATTCCTTTGTTACTGGAAGAAATGTCAGAACTCAAAATTATGAAAAATACTAGAGTTGACCATCCACGTAAAAAATCTAAGGACCTAGCAGATGCTGTATGTGGCGCTGTTTTTGGAGCAATATCACATACGCCTAAAGATTCTAACCATGAGATTGAGATTCATACTTGGTCTACCTCTACACGACTTGCAGAGAAGCAAAAGGCTATGGTAGAATTAGACAACAGGGAAATGCCTAATGATGTTAGAGATTTTCTTGACAAATTAAATATAATATAAAACTAACGAGGAGAATAATGAATTCATTTAAAAAAATCGCTTTAGTTATGGCTGCAGCCGTGACAAGCACATTTTTTGTTGTAATTCCACAGGCTCAAGCAGCGGTAACTAACGGATACGTATTATCCGATTCGTTGGCTGCAGGTGCTCGTGGTGTAACAGTATTAGCAGACACAACCAAAGCAGAGGCTGGAGTTAATGCAGTAGTTGTATTAACAACTTCAGACACTTTGGCTTCTACAGCAGACGATAACGTCTCTCTAGAAATTTCTGGTCCTGCAACATTTACTGATTACACAGCAGCAGGATCAAACCCTACAGGGGTAACACTTACCAATTTAGGTAAACTATTTACATTTACGGCTACAACCTCAACAGCGGTTACATTGCCAACAAATGTTAAGTTAACTGTTAACGGTGCAGGCACTGTAACAGTAACTCAAAAGAAGAAGGTTGGATCAGCCACTTCTACAGTTGACATTAAAACAATTTATGCCTCAACTGTTGCAAAGACAAACGTTTTGTCTGTAGCAGATTCTTATGTTCGTGTACAAGATACATCAACACAAGGAACTCTAACATCTAATGCAGATGTTGCTGGATCCACAATCGTTGTTAACGCTAGCACGGGATATGTAAATGTTCGTGCAATGGATGCTTATGCAGCAGCGCTATCAACTAATGGCGTAATTCAGGCAACTGCATCTAATGGCGCAGTAGTAGCATGGGACGGAGCACCAACTACACAAGTTAATGCAGCAGCAAAGACTGGTGTGGCAGGAGTTCTTTATGTAACCCAAGGTACTGCTAATGCTAACAAGCCAGTAGCAACTACAATTACTGTTACATTCAATGGTACAACTCTAGCAACTAAGTCAATTACATTTACTGGTCAGGCTGCATCTATTGTAGTTTCTGGTGAAGATATTGCACAGGCTGGTGGAGCACGTACAGGCACCTATGACTTTGTAGTCAAAGATGCTGCTGGTAATCAATTGGCTGGAGTTACTCCAACTGCTGATACCACAAAGTATAGCGCACAGGTAACTACTGTTTCTGTTGCTGGAGCATCATCTGCTACAGCAGTACAAACTGGTGGTTGGACATGCGCTGCTACATCAGGATCAACAAAGGTACG